CGTTGCGACGTGCGTAAGGATCGCTTGGGCAATGTCTGGCGGCACGTTGGCGGCGCTGCTGCCGTATCCGGCCTGATACACAACGGTAAGCGGGTCCGTCCATCCCACTTTCATGTACAGCAAATCGGCGGTGCCTTCACCCTGTAATTGATAGTTGCTGCTGCTGATTGTTCCATTGGCGTCCGTTACACTGGTGATAGAAATAACCGGGCCTCGGGGAAGCGGTAGACGATTGCGATAGGCTGAATAGGTGCTACCGAATTGGAAGCCATAGGCGAATGGGACAGTCGGGCCATAGTAGACGGCGGTAATGGTGCGGGTTAGCAAACTGCATCCCATTACGGTTTCGGCATATTCGACGGCGGCGGCTTGCTCACTGGTCAATAGGCTTTGTTCGGCGGCTCCCGCTGCAATGTCGCTGTCGATGTTGAGCGCATACGCAAACTGGTCGGTTGTCCAGATAGAACTACTTGGCGTTGTCTGAGACCATTTCATTCTTGCGTTTCCCCTTCGTCTTTGTAACGGCCTCAATCACTTCTTCAACTGGCAAAGCCAAACCGTGGTCAATGAAGTAGTTTGCTTTTCGCATGTCCACAAAGTCATATTCGTGATTCCGTTTGAATCCTTCGCCCGTCGCTTCGGCGTAACTGTCAATGAATTTTAGTTTCAAAACGTCTCCCCTTCGGAAATAGGGGAGCGGGCTTTCGCTCGCTCCCCTATTTGTTTGCTGTCAATTAGCTCGCTGGGCATTTCAGGAAAGCAACGGCTGACGGGGCATACCCGTAAGCGTGATACCCGAAAAGATTGATGCCGATTTGGTTCGGCTTAGCTGGCACTTGATCGTAACGAGTAACGAGAGTACCGGCGTCACGCAAATGGTAACCTACCAACGAAATCATCATTCCGACGATGTTGTTGGCTCCGAATGCGCTGAGATAGTCGCTACGGACGACTGGAACACCCAAAATCTTGCGAAGATTCTGGTTCTGTGTGTCTGCGATCATAACCGGACGGCCATAGGTGTCGGTCAATCCCTCGGCGGCTGCATATCCGGCCTTGCTCAATACAAGCACTTTGAGGCGGTTGTACTGTTTGCCAAGCGTGGTATCCAAGCTCGAAAAGTTGCCGAACGTGAAACCGGATACCGTGGCGGTCGCAACCGACTGCGTGATATTCGAGTCCGCTACCATTGCGCTGACAATCGCCGATTCCAATCCAAGCTCTTTCGAGTAGGTCAAAACGGGAATTGTCGCCGACACAAGGTCAAACTTGGTTGCGGCAAGCTGCAAGTTTGAAAAGTAGACGCTACCGGCCTGATAGGTGCTGACGGCGCTTGTGATAGATTCGCTCAACGTCGGCGTGTTGGTCGTTTCGCTCGAAGCGTTTTCCGCCACAAGTCCACCGGCTACGGCGTTGACTACCGGAAGCGAAAACGATGACGTATCGCCTTCGGTGTCCATCACGTCGATACCCCATGCGGCGTAACCTTCACGAAAAGCGTTGGGCGCTGTTGGGGTCAACGGCTGCAATACACCCTTCGGGAGAAATACCCCTGACTGTGTAGCGGTCGTGATGGTTGCAAAGCGGCGGTCTGCATTGCCAGTCTGCGCCCACGCCTTGAAAGACGAATTGAATTCCTCACGGCTCAAAGTCTTGGCGTCAAAGCGGTCGCTGACTTTGATCTCAACGGCTTCCTTTTCCTTGCGGCCTTCCGGCTCACTTGGAAGCTCGATCTTCTCACCCTTGGCGAAAGCGTTTTCCGCCAGCGTCTTTTGCTTATCAAGTTGAGTCTTGATAACTGCGATGCGGGCAAAGTTGGCGTCACTGACCGTCTTTTCGTCGGCGGTATAGTCTCGCTTCTCCGATTCGAGTTTGGCGAGCATGGATTCTTCGGCGGTCTGTAGCGTGGCGAATTCGTCACGCAATTTTGAAATGTTCACTGTAGTTCCCCTACTTGCGTTTCCCTGTTCCCGATACTCTGCCGGTTCCAGACTGAAACAATGTTGGTGCCGAAACTCTGCTCGGCTATTTGTCTTTCGATATTGCTCTTTCGTCTTCCTCTTAAATTCTCAGCATGTCGAGTTTATTTCGGCGTAGCTGGTGGGCGGCGGTCGTGCGGCTCATGCCTAAGGCCACTGTGGCAATGGGTTCCAGTCCCTCGATTACTGGTTCTGGTTCCGGCGGTTTTTCCGCAATGCTACTTTGCGTAAAGGCTGGAATGGGAGTTATGGTCACTTCGTCAACGGTGTATTTGCTGACGGTGATAACTCTTTGCTCTCCGTTTTCGCCTCCCGATTCCGAGTAGTCTTCAAAGCCATTCGCCATTGAAAACGACATTCCCCCCACAAGTCCCGATGTGACGTATGCGAGTGCGTCCGACCCTGCCGTGGTGTTGATGTCCAAATCAATTTCGACGGGTACGCCAATATCATCGGCGGCAAGAATGCGAAGGGAGTTGTTGACGGTTCCTCCGATTGGCTTATCGAAGTCATGATTCCACAAGGCGAGCGTTGGCGTTGAAAAGCTGGCGCTATCTTTGGCAAGTTTGACGACGTATCCGCCTCGGTCGCTGCTGACGGCGTTCCACACAATCGGGTATCCGGTCAACGTGGTCGTTTCCGTCCCGTTGGCGAATTTCTTACGGCTGATTTTGATTTTCCCGGCGCTATGAAACGTGGTGCGGCTATTGAATGTTTGACGGCTCATGGTTCCCCCTCATCACGTTCAACGTGATTTCCTGTAGGTCTGGTGCGGTTGATTCTTCGTTGCGAATCATGCGGGCGTAGTGGCCTCTAAGTTGGCTGGCGTAGGTCTGGCCGATCTTGACGGCGGTATCCTTGGCCTGGGGCTGGCCGATCACGGCGGCAATGGTGTCAATGATCGGTGTCACGGCCTCGACGGCGTGGCCTTCCTGCTCCTGCGCAAAGACGTTTCCCCAAATGGTGAAGCTGTCGCCGACGTGTTTCTTTAATGCGGCGCTCGTGGCCTTGTTAGTTTTGGTCATGACACGGCTTGCGGCGTCGGCAATCAAGGCGGTGAAGCTCTCGACGGTCACGGCGGGCGTCTGATTGCTCTTCTGCGGGGCGTTTGTGTCTTTCGTAGCCTTCGCTGGCGTCGTGTCTCCGCTCGTCTTTAGCTTTGTGGCCTCCGGGTCGCTCGATTGCGGGTATCCGGTTTCCTGCCTGGCCTCGTTGCCATTGATGATCCCTGCGGCCTTCAACTGGACGACAACGGCGGCTTCCGTCTCAACGTCGCCTCTGATTAGTGCGGCCGGGTCGATGTGAACGGTGTAACCGGCGTCGGCGTCGGCTTCGGATAGCAATTTAATAAGCTCATCCTCGGCTTGCTCGATTAAAAGGCGGAAACAATATCGCACAACGTCTTCGCCTGCTTGTTCCGGGTTTCCGTTGTACTTCCCGTCTGGATCGTCGAATAGAAAATACGGATTAACGTCCGTAATTTGTCCGATCTGTTTTGTCGAAAGCTGGTGAAGCTCGATCAACTGTGATTGATCGTTTGAAAGCGTTTTGTTATTCAGCGTGGTGCCATCGGACAAAACGAGCAAATCATCCTCGGCGTCGGCTCCCTTGAATCGGCGAATGGTGGAGACAACGGCGTCCTGCTGCTCTTGCGACAATCCTGCCGGGAGTTCGATACTACCTCTCACGATACTTCCCTTTACGAGAAAACGAGTGATGTATCTATCCAATAGGCGGGCACGTTCAAACGTTTCCCCGTGCGTCCAGTTTGGATTTAGTCCGCTCATTCCATCGTATGATGTCCCGGTTAGGTGCATCATGTCGGAAGATGCAACGAAGTGCGGCGCATGGTCTTGGACATAGTACCATTGCGTGATACTTCCATCGTCTTCCAAGTAGCGAAACGGTGCCACAATTTCCGGCCTGCGGTTGTGAACGGCAATCGGATTGAAAAGACTGTCCCGTTCGATTTCCAGATAACCATTTTGATAATGGGCTTGATGAAAAAACCATGTGCGGAAACACATAGTTGGCGACTGATACCCGTTTGGCTTACGTTGTAATAGTTTGTCCAGTCGATGCGGGGTTTCGATACCATTCTTGTGAACGGAACGGGGAAACGATGCCATGTTGGCGCTCTTGAAATTGACTGCACGCCAATAGGCTGGAACGGATAGCGTTGTGAAGCTATTAACAACTGTCGGCCCGAAAACTCCGGGCGCTGGCATGTTCACAACGGTATATGATGCGGCGTTGCCGCTGATTGGTCCTAAAAGTTGCCCCATTCGACCTCTTTTGCTTCTGGTTAGATTGCTATCTCTGATTTTTCGCCGTTATGGATGGCGAATCCTTCAATCAAATGATCCATGCTCTTGCCGTCGCCGACGTTTTCGGGAATGAATGCTTCCTCGCTTCCGTTAAGGCAGTGACCAAACTTGAGATACCGTCAATCTTGACGGCTCTTTTCCCTGCATATTTGGCCTTGG